ACGCACGGGACTGCCCTTCCCTCTTCACCTCCAATCAAGGGGGAGGGCAGTTCCCAATTTCTTTCCAACGGGTTGTGAACGATGTATGGGGGCTGTAGGGTTGGGGGCAGTAGTCGTCTTGTGTAAGAGAACCTTGAGAAGTGAATGAGCCGTTGAGGTAGAGAGAACCCTGCAGGCTAAGTGAGCCGAGACATTGAGAGAGCCATCCACCGACGAGTGAGCCGTTAGTTCCAAGAGAACCGCCAACGTAGAGTGAGCCAAGGAATACGAGAGAACCACCGAGCCGGAGCGAACCGAGGATTCCGAGAGAACCATCGACACAGAGTGAGTCCCGAAGAACAAGAGAACCGTTGAAGATGAATGAGTCAATCACGAGAGAGAACCGTCACCAAGAACGAGCCGCCGTAGGTCGTGAGAACCGTGTGGATGAAGCGAGTCGCTCCACAGAATAGAACCGAAGTCCCAGAACGAGCCGGGGTACAGGGAGAGAACCGTGGTCCGGAAGCGAGCCGAAGAATTTGAGAGAACCAGTATGTTGGAGCGAGCCTAGGCTTCAGAGAGAACCGTCAATCATGAGCGAGTCGTCTGACGCTGGAGAGAACCGTGAAAAGTGAACGAGCCGTGCCACCCGAGAGAACCATCAGCGTGAGGCGAGTCGTTGGTCTCAAGAGAACCGATAAAAGTGAATGAGCCGTTGAGAATAAGAGAGCCATACAACACAGAGTGAGTCGGGACTGTGCTACCCTGACTGTCGCATAAGGACGACAGCAGGGAGCCTGCCGGTCACCTCCTTTCGGCCGTAGGAGTCGTCCTCCCCTTCCCCCTTGACCTGTTCGGTTGAGGTTGTACAGCCGAAAGTTGACAGATACGTTTCCATGGCGTGTCGCGGGGGAGGGGGCGAACCCCTGCTACCGAGCGGGGCTGGGTTCGATTACAATGGGGTATGGCAAAAGCAACCCCACAAAAAAAGATGCCCTCGGCTACGGTTCAGGTCATTGAGGAGACGGTCAACCGCAAAGGTGTTCATGCCAAGCGCGGGACTTCAAAACTCAAGACTTCCAAGAACTACAAGAAGCCCTATCGCGGTCAAGGTCGCTGAAACTTAGCCCCTGAGTCGGGTATTGCACTTCAGACAGAACTCTGCCCACGGGTAATAGCGACGCATGTTCGTTGGATGCTGGCAATCAAGCGTTTCTGACACTCTGGAGTTGACGGCGTCCCGAATAAACTGAGACATACTCTTTCCACTCTTCTGGGCAGCCGCTTTCCACCGCTCATGGTCTACATCCGTTGTTCGGACAATTATTTGCTTAGTAGACGGGCCGTCATCGCCAATCACCTGCGACACCGTCATGTCTAGTGTCTCTGCAACTTTATCTACAGCAACTTTTAGGTTGTCTTGGGAATCTGCTACCAAGTCCCGATTTTCTTCACCATTCCACGTATCACTCATTGTCGTCTGCCTCCTCACCAGATACTAACTCAGCAAGTATTGGCTCAGGGGAGAGTGTGTTGACATCAACTCCAAGTAACTCATTGACAACTTCCGCTGGGAGAACTCCACTTCTTCCCATTACCTCCAGCAATGCCCTCGCTTCGGCTTCTGGGTTGAAGGATTCCATTGAACTGACCTCGATAGCCCCGGAAAGCGACGCCTTGATTTCCTGCGTTGAGGTGACATCCATCTGGACATTGAGATTGTTCTGCTCAAGTCCAAGCAACTTGGCTCGCTTTTCCATGATGGACAAAGTTGTCTGAATTGCCTTGAGGTCTGGCTCAACCTGAACCTCACTCCCGTCGTCAAGGGTGACTTTCCGATGCTGGGTCAGGGGCCAGATAGCCGATTGAAGACTGTCAAGGCGTTCAAGTTCCATGCGAAGCACTTCGGGGTAGGCAAGAAATGCTTCTTTGTTCAATTTCTCCAGTTGACGCTGAATCGCCTTGTTGACGACCGCAGTCGTTACACCAAAGCGACGAGCAATATCCGTAATGGACACGCCCGCTTGCCTCTGCTTGAAGATTCGGAGGTCCCGCTCTGCGAGGAACTCCTTCGTCATTACTTGTGGGTTACGCTCCGCCATCTCCAACCTTCTTGAAATCGATGGTCTCAAATGGCCACTTGCCCGACTTGCCTCGCTTCATCTTGAGTGGCCACAGACGCTCATCTCTTTCTCCACGAAAGTGCTTTACGTCATACACATATTCTCCCACAGCAGTGGGGTCTGGCTGGAGAGCAAGACCAAATTCGGGCCAGCGGGACCACACCGCCGAACCGAAGGGTCTTAGGTTTCTTGATGTCTGCGACTCGCCCAATGGAGCATGGTGTTCTAGCCACAACGCACAGTTGAAGTACACACGGATGGAGTCCAAGTACCTGACGACCTCAATAGCGACTGCTTCGGACGTACGAGTCCCGGGGTCGAGGAATGCCTTATAGAGGGGGCCCATGACGAGCAGGTCTGGCTTGATTTGCTCCAAGTATGACTCCAACAAGAACCTGTCCGCACTATCCAGCAAGTTGAGACCATCGGGTTTGATGAGGAGGTGGGCGCGGGGCTCAAGGACGAAGCCAAGACCTTTAGATGCAGCCATAATTGTTCGCGAGGAGCGACGAATGATTCTTTCAGGGTTTTCTAAGTCAACGGTCAATGTCGTGATGGGTGGCATCCGCTGGAACGAGAATGGCTGAACGCCACATGCGGTTGTGATGGCGACCTGACGAGCAAGCATTGTTTTGCCAACGCCCTCTGCCGCTACGACGATTACTCGCTCACGGCGCTCGAGCAGTCCCGGAATCAACCAGTCGTAGTTGTCGACATCGGACTCACTGATGAAGTTGTCCCAATTGACAAGGCGACCCTGACTGCCAGGCATCTGCGTTGTTGCTGACGAGATGAGGAATGATGCTTTTGTCAACAGAGCCGCAGGGGACAGAGATGTGTCGTCAAGAAGTTCACGAATCTTCTCCAGAGTTGCGTCTGAGTCGACTCGCGGGACTTTTCGTTCCTCTTCTTCCCAGTTGTCATCCTCATCATCGGGATGCTCTTCGGGCAACATCGGAACTAAGTCTTCGCCCTCAGGAATGAAGCGGACGAGTTCCATCGTGTCGCCACCATCGGCTATGAAGTCAGAGATGTCCTTGCAACGAGGAGTGGAGTATGCCTGCACATCACAGCCAGCCTTTGTGAGTTCAGCAAGAACATAGGCGGCGTGCTTGCGTCCCGCTTCGTCATTGTCGGCAATAACCAGAACAGTCGCACCAGCGAGTGCTTCTGTATGGATGTCAAGCCAGCCACCTGCACCGTTTGGCATGGTGGTTGCCACAACGCCAAGTGCGGTGAGGGTGTCTGCATCTTTCTCCCCCTCAACGACCCAGATTTCCTCACCCTTTTCCTTCGCCTTGAGCACCTCTGGCAGGTTGTACAGAATCTTCGGGATGTCACCAAGGTAGGAAATCCAACTCCCATCTTCACTGGGTCGCCGTTGGCGGAATGTTTTGCGTCCATCTTCGTCAACAAAGCGTCGCTTCTGGAATGCGAGAGCCCCGTTTTCATCGCGGTAGTTGTACTCGGCGACCAAACGCAATTTCTTCTTGGGCTTTCCACCACCGTAAGAAGTTGAGGGTCGAGCGGTTGGATAGTTGTCGATTCCGTGAGCAAGTTCAGACGGTGGCATCAGGTCGGACAGAGACACGCCGATTGAATCGCATATCTGACTAGCATTACATCCACCCCCACGGTGGCAATACATCAGAATTTGACCCGTTGGCTTCTCATGGATTGAGAGTGACGGGTTACTGTCGTCATTACGGCAGGGGCACTTAGCATCCCACCCATTGTGGGTCTTTATGACGCCATCTAGACGGGAAAGAATGTTGCTCGTATGCTCATACACGGGATGGATACCCCAAGAGGTCGCTCAGCAACGGACGAATGATTTTGATACCCATACGCCGACGCATGCGGTCACGGTCGTTCTCTGGGAGTCCTCCCCAAATGCCTACTGGTTCCCACTCAAG